GGATTACTTTATGCGAAGTTTGCCATGCTAAAGAGCATAAAAAGAAGCCTCCGCAAAGAAAAATTAAACATTGTCCAGTGTGCGGAATAGAGACAAAAGGCAAAGGCGTAAACGGAAGATGTAAATCTTGCGGAATTAAGCAAGCAAGTATTATTAAAAAAGGAAACGCAGACGACATATTCCTACTCTAAGACGGCGAAAGAATACCGTATGAGGAAGTAAAAGAAGATAGAATGAACGAATAAGTGGGTGGTGATTTGCCAAGAGACGGAACAAAAAACCTCATACCAGTACAAAGCGAACAAGAAGCGAAAGAAAAAGGCAGAAAAGGTGGCGTAGCATCTGGCGAAGCAAGACGAAGAAAAAAAGCGCAGAAAGATTACTTGAAATTGCTTCTTGAATTAAAGCCAGACCTCACCAAGCTAAAAAAAGAACAACAGGCTATATTTTCTTTGATGGGTATAGATGTTGAAAACATAGAAACAAACGGACAGTTGAAAGAGCTTATGCTGTTTAAGCAAGCTATGAATGGTGACGTTGGAGCAATTAAATACATTGACGAGCGCATGGGGATAAATCCGCAATTGGAATTAAGACGGCGCGAGGTGGAAAGCAAAATAAAATCAGAGCAAGCCGACACAACCACCATCGACCTAGTAGCAAACCTGCTTCTAGCCGTAGAGAACCAAGCAGATGGAATAACAAAAGGCGGTGAGCCATCTGAGCAAATCGACAATACGACTGACCCCGAAGCAAGCGGAATACATCAAGAAAGCTAACCACCGTTGGAACTTTAAAGTAGGCGCAACTGGTGCGGGTAAGACGTGGCTAGATTTCTTTTACATGATACCCAAACGGATAATGGAGCGTAGGGGGCATGACGGTCTAAACGCTATCATGGGCGTTACCAAGTCTACTGTGGAGCGTAACATCATAATCCCTATGCAACGGTTTTACGGTGACTTGGTGGGTAATATCAATAGTAAAAACGTGGCTATTATGTTCGGCGAGGAAGTCCATTGCTTAGGTGCTGAAAAGATTAACCAAGTAAGTAAGATACAGGGCGCAACATTCAAATATATTTATGGTGATGAGGTTGCCAAATGGGCAGAGGCGGTATTTAATTTCATGAAGTCTCGTCTGCGTGCTGAGGATTCGTTGTTTGATGGTACATTGAACCCAGAAAGCCAACACCATTATTTGTATAAGTTTTTGTACGAAAGCCCAGAGCTTGACGTATACAACCAGCACTACACTATAGACGATAATCCGTTCTATCCCGAGAAAGCTAAGGAAGAACTGAAAAAAGAATATGCTGGTACGGTTTACTATGACAGACTGATTTTAGGATTATGGAAGCAAGCAGACGGTTTGATTTATCGCCTATTTGCGGATGCACCACAACAATTTTTATGGACACAACCAAACTTGCCCCGATTCGTAAGAATCACTATAGGTGTTGACTGGGGTGGTTCTGCTGCTGCTCATGCGTTTGTAGCGTGTGGTATTACGCCACGGAATGAGTTATTTTTCTTAGCAAGCGAACACCACGTACTGCCCGATGCGAAGCCACAAGAAATAGACGAATTAGCGTTTAAGTTTTATTTGTTTGTGCGTGAGAAGTACGGCAAATACGGTACGGTTACTCATATTTTCCCCGATAATGAAAACATATCGCTGTGCAATGGCTTGAAAGCTAAGTTCATAACCTCTGGTGTACACGTGCGTAATACTGAGAAAGAACGCATAAACGACCGTATACAAGCGGTTAGGCGTGTTATGGGTGCTGGGAAGTTGTGGTATACTGAGGATGCTTATAGTTTAAGGGATGCATTTTCACAGGCCATGTGGGACAAGGAAGAGAGTATCAAGCAGGGTAAGGATGTTCGGTTGGATGATGGTAGTGTATCGAACGATTTACAAGATGCTGCTGAATATAGTTTTCAATATTGGATTCGTGACTTTGACAGGCGGTAAAATATATGTGGTGGCGGAAAAGGTAGACGCATACTCAAAAATCGTAGATAGATACTAAATAAACACAAGACATAAAATCCTTGTGCGGAAGTAATAAAGCTATCATGTGAGGTGCAGATCCTCACCCACATTATTAAAATAAATTGACAGACCCCTATTTAAATGGTATTGTATACGTATCATATAAAAAGGGGTTGTTTTTATGTTGGAATTAGTATTGAAAACCGATTTGCGAGTTGGTCAAGTCTTATATTACTTTACGAGCAAAGAGAAGAGGATTTACAAACCCTGCCCTGCTTGCGACAATCAGCGGCAGAAAGAGTTTGAGCATAACGGACATACGTTTAAAGCGGATTGCCCATTGTGTACGGGTAGGCAAATTAAAGGTGATCAAAACAATTTTATTTCCATAAGGGAATACTGCGTTGAGTCAGAAAGGATTCAAAGTTTTAGATGTGACGACAATGAGACATTTAAAACAAATAGTGGAACAAATGTAAGTACGTTAAAAGTACATACGCATTACCCTGACCTTCAGTATTACGTTGAAAAAAGAGAAGCGTTGTCTGTTGTTAAGGAATTGAATAAAATTGAACGTAGAAAAGCGGACGATTTTCTTGAATTGGAGGTGTCTCATGCCTAAAAAGAAACCCGGCTATCACAACGTATCTGTACGCATGACGGATGAACAGCACGAGCAGTTGGCGAGGTTGGCGAAAGAGGACAGTAGGGATAAGGGTCCTTATCTGTTGTCGTTGCTGGTGGAGAAAATAAAGAAAGGCGGTGACCCATGCAAACACTAATCTATATTCTAATAGCCTCAGCATTCACCGTCATATTTGGGGGAATATCCTTGGTATTTTCTAAGCGGTTTAAGCGGTTAGTTAATGTGGCTGGGTTTAATTTTGTTTTGGGTGTCGTGGCTGTGATGGTTTTGTTTTGGGCTATGAGGTGGTTGTGATGCTGTACTTTATGATTTCCAATACCAAAAAGGCAAGATTGACGGATCGCAATACGTTGTTGATAGAAACTATACCTAGATCATACTGCTAAATTTTAACTTGACATTCTAGCCGCCTTTGTTGCGGCTTTTTTTATTACGGTGTATAATCGGGGGAATGGGAGGCGTGGGAATTATGATATTATCAGGACTGGAAATAAAAAAGCATATCGGAAACGAGATATATATAAAGCCTTACGATGAAAAACAGTTGAATCCAAACTCGTACAACTTAAAGCTACACAATGAATTACTGATATATGACGAAACTGTTTTAGATATGAAGCAACCAAACAAAACCAAATCTATTATCATTCCAGACGATGGATTATTGTTGCATCCAAACACATTGTATTTAGGGAGAACACTTGAACATACAAAAACAGATTGCTTTGTTCCTATGTTAGAAGGACGCTCTTCTGTTGGCAGATTAGGCATAAGCATTCACGTTACCGCTGGTTTCGGTGATGTTGGCTTTGATGGATTCTGGACGCTTGAGATATATTGCGTTCAGCCAGTGATGATATATCCAAAGATTGAAATATGTCAGATTTATTATCACACAATACAAGGGGAATACGAGAAATATGTATCTGGTAAATATCAGGGAAATATAGGGATTCAACCAAGTTTGATATATAAAGAGTTTGAGTAATTTTAAGGCGGTGACAAATGGGTATAATATCAACAATAAGGGGGTTTCTACGCAATATGAATCTAGTCTCGACCAAATCAATAGAAGAAGCATTTCAAATAAAAACAGCCGCATCCTCACTGATGCAAAGGCACCAAGAACTAGCACGGCAAATCTACAATGGTAATGCGCCATGGAATGATGCTAAAACCCCTTCATTGCGAACCGCCTATACTTTAATGTCCGAGGTTGCCAAGCGTTCTATGTTAGGGTTGGCGTGGGAGTTTGACAAAAGCCCAATGGGCGAATTTCTAACCACACAGTTTGACCCATTCCTAAACGACACAAAAAACTCCAAGCATAATCTAAGAAAATCCATCCAACACGGGGGCGCAATCGGTGAACTGCTATACATGCCCGTTGTTCGGATGGATAAGGCTTTGATAAAAACATACAGCACGAACTATTTCGTCCCCGTTGGGTTTGACGAACTGGGGCGGCTAGTGGACGTTGTGACGCAGAATACCGTGAGTAGCGGGGATTATAAATATACATTGCTTACTAGGCAAGCGTTTAAGGCTGATACAGCATCATCTAGTGGCTACGCTATGGAAGTGTCACTAAAGGCTTATAGCACCAAGGCGAACGAAACAGGCAATACACTAGGCACACCGATTAACTACAGAACCGTACCAGAGTGGGAGGATTTACAAGAGGGCGTATTCCGTAATGTTGTTACTCGTCCGTGGTTTACGCTGTACAGGAATCCGTTTGATAATCCGATCGAGGAAAATAGCAATGCGGGATTCTCTTTGTATGGCAATGCTTTTGAGTTGTTTAAGAAATTAGATTTTATTGAACGTATAACGGATCATGAGTTTTACGCTGGCATGATGCGAATTATGGCAACTATAGATTTGTTTCAATTGAACGCCAACGGCACACCAATCCTTGCCCCTGGCGATGAAGAAATATACAAAATATTTGAGACGTTCAAAGGAGAAGAAAACTTCCCTATCAAAATCCACAATCCAGAATTTAGAGAACAATCCCTCCGAGCCAGAAAGAACGACCTAAAACGTGAAATCGAAGCGGCTTGCGGTATTGCGTTCGGTACCATTTCGGATGCATCTGTCCAAGCTAAAACAGCTACAGAGATACACTTTTCAGATGAGAAAACTTCTTCTAGCGTGGAAGATATTCAATCCGCCAATGAATCCGTGTTGCATGAAGTCGCTGAGATTATTGCTGAAATGGGTGTCGCTTATGGGCTAGTATCGGCTGGGGAGTTTGAGCTTACTATTTCTTGGGGCGATGGAGTTACCATTGATGATACGCAGTTTGTTGCATGGGTGGCAATGCTACAGGCTACTGGGGTAATAGATACAAATGAGCAATGGGAATCTGTGGCTAGTACGGTGTACCAGGGGCGTAAGGATGTGCTGGATAAGGTTCTTGAAATGAGGGCTAAGAGGGAAGAAGAAATGAAGCGGATAGCAGAGGAACAGGCTAGGGTACAGGCGGCTGAGGATGCGTTGCCCGTGGAGGAACAGATGACAGATGAAATTTAGCCGCCTTGACAGGCGGTTTTTTATTTGTGTTGACAATAACCGTGGTAGCGTGGTATTATGGAAGAAAATATATAAGGAGTTGGCAAAAATGAGTTGTGAATATTGTAAAAAGGAAAACCCAAGCGTTACAAAAGCATTGATTGATGTTTCGGATGGATTAAACCAAGAGACATTCGCAAATGTAGTTATTCGTGGAAATGCACTTATTATTGAAATGACAATTCAAGATGTCGAATGTTACGAAAGCAGTTGCATTATAAGATTTTGTCCTTTGTGCGGTGAGGAGCTGACCCCCGATGCCTAAAAAAGAAATGCAATTCCAACTTTCCCCCGAACTATCCACAGCAATAAAAATCCGCAAAGCCAAAACGGGC